GTTAAGTACGTTCTAGACTAATAGAGTGGGGCGCGTCTGCGCCCCTTTCTTTTTATGGAGATTTAAATGGCTAGTACAGTTGATATTGCAAACTTTGCGCTTAACAATCTAGGCGCTTCTAACATCACTTCATTAGATGAGAATAGTAAAGCGGCGCGAGTTGTTAATCAAAGATATGAATCGGTTAGAGATACTGTTTTTAGGGCTCACCCTTGGAACTGTCTAACAAATAGAGCAAGTTTAGCTCAAGAAACAACTTCTCCAGCATATGGTTATGCATTTCAATATTCACTACCAACAGATCCTTTTTGCTTGCGTGTTTTAGAATTTAGCAACGGTTCTCTTTCATATCCGCAAGACAACATAACAAATAATTCTGGTGGCCCAGTTTTTGTAATAGAGGGCCGCAAGCTTCTTACTGATGAAGGTAGCGCACAAATTAAATATATTGGGCGTGTAACAGATACACAGCTTTACGATGCTAGCTTAATAGAGGCGTTAGCTGCTAGGTTATCTGCTGAGATATGCTACGCTATTACAGGTTCTACTAGTATGGTTCAGATACAAACATCGCTGTATGAAGGTAAAATCACTGAAGCACGATTTAATGATGCAACAGAGGGTGCAACGCAACGCCTAGAGGCAAGTGACTTTATTGAAAGCAGGTTCTAATGGCACGTTCTGCACCAGCGTTTAGTTCTTTTACAGCAGGTGAGATTAGCCCAAAGTTAGAGGGCCGTACCAATATAGAAAAGTATCGTGAGGGATTATCAGACCTTACAAACATGGTTGTTATGCCTCATGGCGGTGTAACACGTAGGCCAGGCACAGAATACCTTGGAGAGATAAAAAGCAGTTCTGTTAAAACAAGGTTAATACCGTTCCAATTTAAAACGGCTGATACTTACATTTTAGAGTTTGGTGAACAGATTATGCGTGTGTTTCGCAACGATTTGCAAGTTCTTACTAGCTCTGCAAAAACAATTACCGCTATTACTAAAGCTAATCCAGGCGTTTTAACAAGCAATAGCCACGGATTTAGCAATGGCGATGAGATCTTTGTTGATAGCGTTGGTGGTATGACAGAGTTAAATGGACGTAACTATCGGGTAGCGAACTCAACAACAAATACCTTTACTCTTGTAGATTTATTCGGCAGCGCAATTAACACAACAAGTTTTACAACATTTACATCTGGTGGAACTGCGACAGAGATATTTGAGGTTGCAACGCCATACACAGAAGCGCAGTTGTTTGATGTTCGTTTTGCACAATCGGCTGATACTATGTTTATAGTTCATCCAAGCCATCCAGTTAAAACGCTAACGCGAACAGATCATAATGCTTGGACGTTTGCATCTCTAAGCATAAATGAAAATAGCACTCCAACACTTACAAGTACAAATAATTATCCTAGCGTTGTTTCTTTTTTTGAACAGCGTTTAGTTTTTGGTAATACAAACAATAATCCGCAAACATTGTGGTTTAGTAAAAACGGAGACTACGACAACTTTGCTACAGGTACTGGAGACAATGATGCTCTTATTTATACCATTGCTTCAAACCAGGTAAACGCAATACGTTTCTTATCAGCTACTAGAGTTTTAACTGTTGGCACTTCTGGTGGTGAATATGTTTTAACATCAACGAATGATGGACCGGTTACACCTACAACAACACTTATTCGTAAATACTCTAATTACGGTACAGCAGAAATAGAACCGGTACAGGTTGCTGACGTTACTTTGTTTGCCCAGCGCGGCAAAAGAAAAATACGTGAGTTTAAATTTGTTGGTGACGTTAACACTGGCGGCTATTCAGCGCCTGACATGACGATCTTAGCGGAGCATGTTACTGAGGGTGGCCTAGTGCAAATGGCTTTTCAGCAAGAGCCTGACAGCGTTGTGTGGTGTATTAGGGCTGACGGTACGCTTTTAGGTTTAACGTATCGCCGTGAAGAAGAGGTTGTTGCCTGGCATAAACACATTATCGGTGGTGCTTTTAGTAGTGGTCAGGCAGTTGTAGAAAGTATTGCTACTCTACCTACAGACACCGGTGAAGATGAATTATATATGATTGTTAAAAGAACAATTAATAGTGTTACGAAACGATACGTAGAAAAACTAAAGTTATTTGATTTTGGCGATAGTACAACAGGTGCATTTTTTGTAGATAGTGGATTGTCTTATAGTGGCGGTTCAGTAAATAGTCTTTCTGGTTTGTATCACTTAGAAGGTGAAACATTACAAGTATTAGGAAACGGTGCATCACATCCAAACAAAACCGTTAGTGCTGGTACTGTTGCTTTAGACTACGCATCAACATCAGCCGCTGTTGGATACGGATTTGATAGCAATATGCAAACATTACGTATTGAGTCAGGATCTGTAGATGGTATTAGCCAGGGCAAACCTAAGCGTGTTCACGGCATAACAGTAAGATTCTTTGAAACTGTTGGCGCAGAAGTTGGAAATGACAGTGGTGAAGTAGACAGAATATTTTTTAGGGATAGCTCTATGGCTATGGATACTGCTGTTCCTATGTTTACTGGTGACAAGGATATAGAGTTTCCAGGTGGATTTGATGACGATGATCGTGTATTTATAAAACAAGGTCAGCCTTTACCAATGACCGTTCTTGCGTTCTACCCACGCATGAATACATTTGATAAGTGAGTTTGAATTATGTGTGATCCTTTAACTCTTATATCAACTGGGATGCAAGTTGTTGGCGGTATTCAAAGTAAAAAAGCAGGTGATAGAGCAGCCGCTGCTGCACTACGTGCTGGTGAATTTAACGCAAAAATTATTGAACGTGACATTGATTTACTTGAACGACAAAGAGGAATTGTAAATTCAAATTATCTTGTTGAACAAGAAAGAACAGCAATAGCATTTGAAAGAGATGTTCAAGGTTCAGCAAAAGCAGGTTTTGGTTATGCTGGATTTGATATGAGCCAAGGTACACCTATGTCAGTTCTAAGGCAAAATGCTCGTGAGTTTGATTACGAAACAAAAATTCGTGAGTTTAATAATAAAATAACAAACATGCAGATTACAGATGCTCAAGAAGAAGCAGAGTTAAACGCAGAGTTATCACGTATGGAAGGTGGTATGGCTGCTGCATCTGCTCGCGCTCAAGGCACAGCATCGTTAATTAGCGGTTTAGGTGATGCAGCTAAGTTTGGTTATGAAGCTGGTCTTATAGGTGGGGATTAACAATGGCATTACGAATACCAAAATACACATCGCAACTATCTCCAACATCAGATGCCCCTGGTAGATCTATAAGTGCAAGAATGTCTCCTAGCGCTGTTGCTCAAGCAGAGCTAGCTAAAAGCGCACCAGCTTCAGCGCTTATTCAATCAGTCGGTGCATACGCTAAGATGCGTTACAACGCTGAACAAGAGTTATTGTTAAATGAAGGGTTGCTAGAGGCAGAAGAAGGCATACGCCAGGCAGCTTATGATCTTGAACGTGAAAAAAAACTAAGTAATGTTTTTGGTGGTGACAATATGTGGAAATCGCAAACAGAAGATTTGCGTACACAAGTGTTAGATAAAGTTGGAACTAACAGATTTACACGCCAAAAGTTTATGGATCGTTTTGATCAAATGGAACTTACTAGCAGGTTTCAACTTAAAGATGTTATTGACACTAAGATAGAAGTAGCGGCACAAGCTAGTCTTGCACGTAGACAAGAAAATATAGTAACAGAGCTTTCTCAAAATATATATCAAACAGGCGCAATGATTGATTCATATAATCAATTAGTTAGCGGCATTCAAAGTGATATATCTACAGGTGTTAAACAACAAAGATATAGCGAAACTGGTGCAACAATAGCTACATCAAAAATGAAAATTGATATAGCTAAAAATGTTGTAGGTGCTTACGTATCGACAACTCCAAGCTATGCTTTAGGTTTACTAGAAGCTTTAGAGGTTCAAGATTTATTAAATGCTGGAATTGAAGTTGATGTTGAAGACAGGCCTGTTTTAGATGGTGGATCTTATGCGTTACACACATTGCAAAACATACCAAGAGATGAAGCAAATAATATAATTAAAGATGCATTAACTGAAGCTGCTGCTTTTCAAAAAGTACGTGATGACGCGCAAGAAAAAAACGAAAAAGCAAATGAAGAATTGTTAAAATCACAAAGTGCAGATCTTGATGAATTAATGCTTACAATCGATCCTTTAAAAATATTTTCTTTAGAAGACGCGCAAACAGGAACTGAAGCAATTCTTGGAGCAGATTTTGAATTTAATACAACAGATACAGGCAGAGTAAGCGGTGCTGAGATACTTACTAAATTAAGACAATGGGCTTTTGGAAATCTCGATGTAACAGAACAAAAGAATAAATTTTATTTAGCAAGAATAAATGGTGCAGATTTAAGGCCTACAATATCTCAACCATTAACAATGGAAATGTTAACAAAAAAAGAAATACTAGGAACTTTAACATTTAATGATGTTGATAATGCTAGCGCTGTTTTAACATCTCCTGACCAACAGCGCTTGTACCAAGCAGTGAGAAATAACCAAGATCGTGGTGTTTCTAGAGCTAAAAATAATATAAAAAATGCAATGAAGTACGATGCAAATTTAATAAAAAATATGGATAATGATGCTGCTGAAAAAATAACAAATGAAATAAGTAATTTGTATAGGCAACTTGATACTGAGGTTGATAGACGTAGGGCTGCTGGTGAACCTATGACACAACAAGAAGTTATTGACCTAGGTAATAAATTAATTTCTGAAGCTCCAGGTATTAGAGAGATTATTGATGACGAATACGAAAAAACAATTACAGATGATACGTTCCAAAATCTATTGTCAGATATTATAACGCAAGCCGAAACTTTTCCACAATTAGAACGTCCAGCACAAATAATAAAATTAATTGATGACATGAATAGGCAAGATAATGTTGCTGAAAATAAAAAAAATGCGTCTAAGACGTTACGTTTGCAAATGTTAGATTTAAAGAAAAGATATGAGGGTCTAGCAAGATGAACCCAGAATACTATAGCATTGATGAAGAGCTTGATAAGTACGAAGAAGCTGCAAGATTTAAAGGCGCAAATTTTCCAGACACGCCATCAATGGTTGACGGTACATCATTTAATGCATCTAAAAACGTAGAAGAAGTTTTTACAAAGATGCCAAATGGTGGTCACGTTAAAATTGCAGAACGTGAAATAACACCGGAAGCAAAGATTATGCGTTACAACGCTGCGTTGCGTGAGCAAGGTATTACACCTACAGCAGATGATTTTTATGCTGCTGGTTTTGACGATGAACAAATAGCATCTGCTGGTTTCTTAGATATAGAAAGTACAAGTGGTGGACGTACAGAGCCCCTAAGCGAATATGAAAAAATGTTTGTTGAAAGACAAGGCGGTGAAGTTTATGACCCACCAGAAATAACATTTGGTCAAAAAGCTGCTGACTTAGCTGCATCTACAGGAAGAGTTGTTGCTGGTGGTATCCAAGATACAGTGACAGGTATTGCTGGAACTGCTGATGATATAGGTGAGGCTATTGGAAATCTTGGTTATTTCTACATGGGGCCAGACGGTTTAGAGTATTCTCGTGAAAAAAAAGAAGGGCATTTGCGAGCAGACAAAGCTTTTGAAAATGGGTTAACAAATATTGGTCTTAAAGTTCCGGAAGGTGATGGGCCTATAGAATCTTTAGCAAGAGGTCTTATGATGTTTGCTACTGGTATGTCAATCGCTCCGGTCAAGGGCGTAAATTTTCTAAGCATGATGTTAAGAGGTGGTTTTGCAGATGCGTTGTTAGATCCAGAAGAAGGTAATATTTCAACACTAGCTAGACAGTATGGGTTTGATAATGCAATACTTGAGTTTTTAGATAGTCAGGTTGATGAAGAAGCATCTGCTTTAGAACGATTAGGCGCTAGAGTTACTAATACTTTTGAAGGTATTTTGGCTGGTGGTGTTATTGATGGTCTTATAAAAACATTAGGTTTTGGCCTTAAAAAAGTAAAAGGAGATAAAAGCTTAGTTGAGTATCTTCGTGGAAAATTCGGTGTTGTAAAAGACAGATTAAATCAACCTGGAGAAATGCCACCAGTAGGTAGTCTTGGTGGTAATATGTTTGCAACTAATAAAACAAGTGCAGACGGTAGTTTTCCAGGCAGAATATCAACAAGGTTGCCAACAGCTAAAGCATCGACTGAAGATGCAATGACTGGAGATTTGATTGTTGGGTTAGATGAAATGAAAACAGACCCAGCACTTTATGAGTTTAATGTTAACATAACTAAAGATTATCCTAATATGTTAACTGTGCCTAATGAAACTGTTGATGAAACAGCAGAACGTTTTATAGAACACGCTAAAGATAATTTACTTTATTTACATGATAAAGTACCTGAGACAACAAGAGCTCGTAGCCAAAAATGGTATGATGGTGCAAGAGCTATAACAGACTCTTGGTCACAAGAATACGGAATTTCAGATACATCTATTGCCGGTGCGTTAGCTGCTTTATCTCCGCAAAAAGATTGGTATCAAAATGTAAGTTTAGCGCAACGTGTTCTTGACGTAGCTATAAAACAAAAAGATTTTAAATTTGCTAATGAAATGGAACAGAAGTTTAGATCTTTGCCGTCATTAAATAAACCCAAGTACGAACCATTATTAGATCTTATAAAAGGTAAATCATATTCAGAAATAGTAGATGACGATCCAGCAGTGCAAGCAACATTAAGAGGTTTGTTTGTAAGGTTATACGATCAAACTTATAATAAACCAGATTATCGTATTGTGGGCCCAGAAGGTGATTTTCTAGACGTTGCTACAAATGCAGACGGTTCGTCAAGTAAAGCAGCCTGGGGTTCTTTAAATGAAATTGGCAAAGCCGTTGCGTCTATTGATGCAAACGGAGATGTTAAAACTATTTCTAAATTAATGGGTGAGCGTCATAAAGTTAGAAATTTCTATAATAATATATACAGCCCTAATGCTTTATTTGGTGATGTAACCATAGATACTCACGCTGTTGCTGGTGCATTGTTGCGCCCATTATCAGGTAACTCTTTAGAGGTAGATCACAATTTTAAAAATATGAGTGTTAAAGGCAGAGGCACTACAAAAGGTTCTTCTGTATCAGGCATATCAGGCAATTATGGTTTATATGCAGAGGCGTATAGACGCGCTGCTGCTGAACGTGGTATACTACCTAGACAAATGCAATCAATTACATGGGAAGCGGTTCGAGGTTTATTTACTGATAAGTTTAAACAAAGTGCAAAAAATGTGTTAGATATTGACGCTATATGGCAAAGATATAAAAACGGTGAAATTGATTTAAATCAAACAAGGAGTTTAGTGGATGAAAGAGCCGGTGGAATTAACCCCCCAACTTGGGAATAATGACGGTGTGTTAACTCTTATGAAAAGATTTAATTTGCCTATTACACGAGAACAATACATAGAGCTAGCATTTCTTGGAGATAAACCCAAGCTTGGCGCAGAAGAAGAAGCAAGTCTTCCAGAGCAATTTCAATTAAAGTGATTTAGTATGGCAATTGATCCAACACAAATAGCAGAACAACAAGAGCAGCAAGAACGCATTACTGCTGTTGGAGCCCCGACTGAATTTGCTAAAGGACCGGAGCGCGAGGGTGATGTAGAAATTGCAGGGTTTGGTAGAGACTTAATGAAAAGCATTATGTCAGAATTTAATAAACCACCGCCGCCAGTAGAAAGTATAATTAAAACGCCGCAAGAAACACCGTTGCTTGATGAGACTATTGATCCAGAGCAATTAAAAAAAGAAAAAGCTGCTGAGACATTATCGCCAGAAGGATACGAAGAATTTGAAAAACGTGGTTTTACTGCAAAACCAACGGAAACAGCAGAAGCAGTTCGTGCTGCTAAAGAAGCTATTGATGAAGTTAAGGCAGCAGATTTAGATCCTGTTAATGAAATAAATAAACAAACTGATAAACCAGAATATAACCAAGTAATTGATAACGCTAACAAAGCAATAGAAGGAGAAGTGCCTGAAGTTTCTTCATTAGAAGAAGTTGTTCTTCCTAATATTGAAGTAGAAGCAAAATCTATAGCAGAAGGTGGCGATTTTAATTTAGAAAATATGAAAACATCAGATGATGTTGGTAAACTTATTACTGCTGTTTCTGAGGTTAGTAAATTAGAAATAAGCCAAGCTAAAAGATTTAAAATACCAAAC